ATTTCCAAGATCCGCGAAGATCTGAGCGACCCGGCGTTTTTATCCTACGTCGCACAAAAAGCAGCGCCGAGACAGGCAGAGTCACCCATCCCGGCGTTAATCGAAAAAGAGGAGAAAAAGCTGGAGAGAGTCAAGGAAGCGTTCGCAGCCGGCATAGATACGCTGGAGGAATACAAACAGAACAAGCAGCGCATCCTCGACAGCATTGCGACGCTGCGCGCACAGCTCGCAGAGGTCTCCCCCGCTCTGAGCGAGGCGGATCTGAGTGACTTTGCCGGAAAGCTGCGCTACACACTCGACACCCTGTCGGATCCCGCAGCAAGCGAGATGCTGAAGAATCTGGCGCTGCGCGGCATCGTCGAGAAAATCATATTTTCCAAGCAAAACGGTCGCATTGAGATCGTTTATCACTTGTGATCTTTTTTATATCCTTTTGGTGTTGCGTCCGCCGAGCTCCAAAAGGATATAATGTGCTTTCTGTTCTTTGGTCAATCTGCTATCATGTGCTTATCTTTTCAAAGACAGTTTGTGCATGTATACAAAGTTAGAGTTTCTAGAAACTTTTTGTGATTTCCTAGGAGCTAAGGTTCCGAGGGATTTGCTTTAAGATTGTTTTATGTGTCCTGTGACCGACACAGATGTCGGTTGCAAAGTCGTGTCCACCGTCATAGTGTTGCTGCCTCTGACAGTTGAGATTTCCGGCACGGTGAACTGCTCCGTCGTTGGTGTAGCCAGCACATACCAGACTGTGACGGGCGTTCCTGCGCTGTACTGGGCGGCAAGGTAGGCTTTGAAGTCATCGGCGTTGTCAAATCTGGTATCGCGAATATACATGTAGTTGTTTCCGCTGCCGGATACTAAAAACGTGAGCTGATTGTTTGCGAGTGATGCAGCAGACTGGTTCGCTACTGCTTCGTAGTGCGAACACACAGCAATCTTTTCACGAACACGTTTGTACAAATTCGATGTGACGACAAATCGCTGCATGCCGTTATTGTACACGAACGATTCATCACCTGTGAGAATAAGCTCGTAAATCTCGCGTGTCGCAGCACCGGTGCTCTCGGCTTTATCCGCATACTCCTCGATTTTGCGCAGCGGTTCGGAGAGATAAACAGTGTGTGTAGCGCCGCATGTGATCGGGATTGCGTACTCACCGGCATGGTCGCCAGAGGTTACGAGGTCGCCGAACTCCTGCGGGATGATGATGTTATCCGGAGATGGTGTGCCTGTCTGCACCATGTTCGCGAGGATATTCCATGCTATCAGCGGTGTTCCGTCAGCCTTGAAACTGATAGGCGGTACGCCTGTGATCGTAGTTTCCGGATAACCGCCGCCCTGCATCTGCTGCGCTCGCAGCACATCAAACAGCGTCATATCGTCGGATCGCACACCGGTCGAAGCACAGAGCAAGATATCAGACAGAGACGGTGCAGGCATCACGCATCACCGTCCACTTCGGGCTCCGGATCAGGAGTCGGAGCAGGAGGCGGCGCGATGTACTTATCGCATGCGATGATGGCGCCGGTCTCAGATGCGACGATGCAGAGAGTAGATGTTCTTTCCACGGATCTGTAAGCGAGCTCAGTGTGGAACTCAGCCATCGCTTCGTCCTTGGTCGCATACGCGAAGCATGCGCAGGTGGTCTTGTTCTGGACTTTCGTAAGATAGTACATAATGATTCCTCCTTAAAATTCGTTTTCGCCGATATACCAATGGCCGTTGCCATCAAGCACGGCGATTTCTCCGGTCGTGGTGATCTCCGCGTGGCTGCCTGCCTGAATGAAATAGTTCTTAAACAGACTGCCAAGCGCCGGAAGGTCTTCGTATGTCGATACCTGGATGTCGAGCTTCGCGCAGCGGTTTCCGCGGTTTTCGATTACACGATAGATTTCTTTCATAGCTTCCTCCTTTTATTCAGCGGACAGAGTGCCGCTGTATTTTTTACCGTCAATCGTTACCTCAGCATGGACTTCGCTTTTTTTCTCCGGAGGGTTCCCGCTGCTGTATCCGTTCAGCCCCTTCTTCTTGATGATCGCCGGGTAATCCTTGTAGCTGATATCCAGATCGACATTGCCGATGATGCCGTTGACGGTGCCGGTGTCGGAGCGCTGCCAGATCCCGACCGGGCCGGAGTAGTTGAGCTTGCTCCCCCACTCCGCGACCCACAGCGCATAGCGCGTTTTGATATCGTCACCGATATAGTCCGCCAGAGCTGCGCGGCTGATATACAGGCCCGCAAAGTATCCTGCCTTTTCCAGCTCATCTAGGAACGCGCGGACCATCGCGGAGCAATTTTCCTTGCCGGTGTTGAGTGCTGCCTTTTCCTCCAGATCAAACCAAATCGGGAACTCGTACTGCTTGCCTTTGAGCGCCTCGATGCAGACGGCTGCTTCCTGTTTTGCTTCTGCCGGTGTCATGGCGCAGGAGTACCAGTATGCGCCGACCGGAATTCCGGCATCTTTCGCCCCGGCATAGTTCTGCTCGAAGTGATCGTCCTTCTGCTTGGCATACTTGCCGAGGCCGGCGCGGATGATTGCAAACTTAACGCCCGCCGCCTTAACTTTTTCCCAGTCGATCTCTCCGTTATGCACGCTGACGTCGATGCCGTTCATGGTCTCACTGTCTTCGCGCGGAATGTTAAAGTACTCGTAAAAATCTTTGCAGGGGATGCAGTAGCTGCTGCCTTTTGTCTCGTCGCCGTACCAGATCGCGCCTGTGCGCGTATCGCAGTGCGTGTAGCTGTCGTTGATGCGAGCGATGCCACGAAGCCCGGCATCCTGAGCGGCGCAGCACACCCGATAGCTCACGATTGCCTTGCCGGCTGCGTCGAAGCAGCAAAAGTCAGCAGCGCGGCCGAGAGTATGCTGTCCGGTACCGCTGCCACCGACAGCCTTATCATGGTCAGCGCACCGGAAGCCGCTGCTGATCGTGATGGACGAGCAGTCCAGCGCGTCGAAAATCGCTTCGAGTTTGCTGATCAGCTCATCGTCGATCTGAAAATCATGTCCTTTGCCGCACTTGCACTGAAACTCAGATGATTTGAAGTGCTGGGAAAGCTGCGTTTTGTCTCCATGATGATACGTTTTGATCATGCGTTTTCCTCCTCTCCCTTATCTCGGAGCTGTTCGAGAAATTTTTTGAGCTGCTTCGGCACCGGCACACCGAGTTTCACAGCGTTTTCGAGGATCGAGAGCCCTTCGTTTGCGATATAAATTCCGCAGATCGCAGAACGAAACGCCGAAGACTGTCCGCCGAGCACCTGACTGTCGATGATGTGCGCGACCGCGACGATGATCAGGATAAACGCCTTTTTCGCGATGCCCTTAAACCCGACAGCGCTGCTAAGTTTGTGTTTTGTCGCCCCGACGATCACGCCGGAGATGTAGTCCAGGCAGATAAAAGAGAGGAGCGCGAGAAGAAGCCCGTCACACCTGCCCCACAGGAAGGACGCCAGGGCGCAGATAAATGCTGAGAAAGTTTTTATGAAGTATTGCAAGACTCTTACCTCCTTACCTTTTGCGGAGATGCCTTCCGGCTGATATGGCTGCATCATGTCCACCCCCCTCACGACATCGTGACGGACGACCACGCGCCCCACGATGCAGTCAGAGAGCCCTCTCCGTATGCGGAGAACTCGCACACGTTGCCTCCGTAAGTAGCGGCACAGAAACGCTCACGATCTCCGGACAAAATGCAAAACCTGATTGCGTCGCACTCGACAAGTGTGTCCAGACTTTGTTCTACAACGGTGTAGTACGGATATGCCCCCGAAATCGTTATTGACGGGAGCACTGTCTGCCATACACCGTCAACTCGGCACTGGATGCAGCCTGTGTATGTAGTATCAGAAGAAAACGAAATCTTTACAGAGGAAACGACCTGCGCGGTGTCCCAGATGTAGCCAACATAGCATTTATCCGCAGTACCATCCAGCTCATTTGTACCGTCGCTCCACGAATGTGATTGCCATGTCTGGCTATCGACACCATCAAACGCAAGATATCCATATCGGCTCTGATAGTGCCCGGATTCGATCACCTCTCCGCTTGGTGCAGTCGCAGACGTCATGGCAGGGATAAGTGAACTTGTAGCCGGTTCTGGCTCGCTGGTGCTGTTTCGCACATATATAGCCGGTGTGCTGCTTGATACCCGGATAATCTGCTGACGCAGATCACACGGCAATTCAACCACTTCCAATCGGCTTGCAACACTTAAACCTGACGGAAGATTGTCGATATTCTGGATGCTGTCAGCAGAAAAATAATAACTCCCGATATTTACGATGCAGTCAGCATCGCCGGATGTGATTTCAGTATCACATGTCATAGACATTTTCTTTGCGATCTTGGCCGCTTCTGCCGCGATCGCAGCCTCAACAGCATCAATCTCCGCCTCTCCCGCCTTTGCAGCAAGTGCCTCACTCAGAGTGCTGTATCCTCCGCGTGCTGCGACCAGCTCATCAAGCAAAGCGTCGATCTCTGATGTAAGCCTTGAAAACTGTGCCATTACTGATAGCTCCTTTCTTCAAAAATCTGCTCGCCGGACGCATCGTAGCAGAGCGCACCGGACGCATCCAGCACCGGCGTTACCGATGCAACCGGCGCTGTTGCGATGTCTACAACAATCAACGGCGATGCTGTCTGCACGAAGCTCTGCCTGTCGCCGATCGCAATGCGCGTGTATTTGTCGTGTACAGCGTCGTACACTGTTTCCGTCAGCTCGATCGTCAGAGCACCGCCGAGGCGAACATCGTATACCGTGCCTTTGTCTCCGACACGGAAACGCTCATCTGACGTAATCTTAAAATCGGGATTGTGCCGCACATCTTCCAGGTAAATCTCGTAGCGCACGATCGGCTTGCAATTCCGTCTGAAAAACGCCATAACCTCTGGGATGAACGTATTGTTGTAATAGTCGTCATAATCGAAATCCTCGTCATCCGCATTCTGCGGCTTTGAGAAATTTTCCGAACGTACTACATAGTGCGGGAACAGGTCTCCGAAAAATGCCTCGAAGTCCCAAGCGACCGCAAACCAACCGCCCCACGCATCATAGCCGCGGAAGTATGTTGCCATGCTGGTCATATCGACAGTGCGTCGGATGCCGCTGAGATTTTTTCCGACGCGGATGTCAAAAGCGTTATCTTTCGCGTTCTCCATGCGGCTGTTGATACTGAAATAGAAGTTATCACGGTATAGTTCCCCGCTGCATTTTTCCGCAAGCCCGCCGCCGCCGAGCAGTGCATCAATCGGGGTGCAGCCAGCGCTCACCTCGCGCCGGAAAGGCGTTGTGATGTCGGACGAACCGATGTAACTGTAGATAAACGCACCCGGCCGCGCCTGATAGTCGATGCGCGACATGATATTATTGATTGCCGCCTGCCCGCTGCTGCCGGTGAGGTACGCAGGCGGGAAGATCCAGCCGTCGTTGAGCTGATAAAAAATGTGTTCCGCGTAAACACTGACGCTGCCGCTGTTACCTGTAAACTGCGGGTCAACGGATTTTATCGTGAATAGCTGATCATTGATTTTCAGGATATTGCTGATGATCAGGAGCTGCCAGCGCCCTTCCGGGTCGATCGGGTGCTGCATCTGCACCGTCCATGCGCCGTTCAGGGTTTCTGTTACATCGCAGACAGTTGGGATCAGGATCGCGAGCCCGTTCGACAGGAAGTCCGCCTTTTCCGTCCGCTTATCGTAAACGCAGATATACGGTTTCTGGTTTACTGGATCCACATGCAGCGGCGGAATCTCCGGGAGCAAGTCGAACCACGGATAACCGTCGTTTTTACCGTCGATGATGCGCCACTGACTACGCGGGTACTCTGTCTGCGGAGCTTCCGGCGCGTCGATGAACTCGGTGTTGTCCGGATAACTGCCATTTACAAACCAGCTCATTCATCACCACCGCCAATCGGGAATCCGATAGATTGCAGATATGCCGCATCTTTCATTTCGGTATCTGTCACGCCGATCAGAGGCGTTGCAACGGTAGCGTTTTCGCCAAGATCGGAGCTGTTTACGATTGTTGCCTGTGAGTGGTCGTAGTCATATTTTCCAAAGTAAGACGCCGCCTGCATATTTCCGCGCACAGTACAGTTGACCGCGTTTCCGAAGTATATGTATGGCGCGTTCGGCATGTACAGGATGATTTCACAGTTCGTTTTCGTGTTTCGCCGCGATGCTACATCAAGATTGCTTGCAAGTGCTGCATGCAGAATAATGCGGCAGTATGTGCACACGCCATCAACAGCCCACACACCGCCGCCAGCCTGAATCTCAAGATTGAATGAGCAGCGGTGAAATGACATACCAGTGATCGGAATGCTCACACTAGAAGCAGAAAGCCCAGAAAACGTGCACCGCGAGAATGACCCAGTACCGGCGATTGTCACATTATCGCAGAAGTAGTTGATGATATGGAAATCTTCGACTTCGGTATCGTCCACCTGAAATGCGCCGAAAAACCGGCCATTCCAAATCGACGTACCATTACCTTCGATTTTTGCACAGTTTACGGGTATGTTACCGGTTACGCCTTCAGGTGCTATCTCGTTAAGATCCCAGCGCTCCGCTTCTGGCAGAATGACCGTATCACCGGCAACAGCGATTGCAGCAACGAATTCATTCCAGTTTGAAACGTGTACTTCCGCCATCAGTAATCCCTCCAGTTTCCGACCACTGTCAAGCCGGTTCCGGTCGCAGCAATCGCATTTACACCCGGTCTCAGGAACGGAAAATTGCCGGTCGTGTACTTCGTCTGATTCTCGCCGCTGCTGTTATACGCAAACATGCGCTCTGCATCAATGAAAATCGGGGAAGATGCCGCAGAAGCGATGTTCAGCTCCTGCCCGTTGACGGTCAGTGTGCATGCGCCGTTGTGCGTGATCTTGTACACCGGTCTGCTGTATCTTGTGCCGGGATTCCGGATGGTATCCTGTGTCACAGTGATTTCATCGTTATCCACATGATACTTAAACGGAGCACATACAAAGCTGATTTGGATCTTGATGCGCTGCCCGTCATGCTGCATCTGCGGCGTAACTGCCTTGACCTGCCGTACCTTGAAATAGCGGTTTGCGAAGCGCGAGAGCTGCAAGGTCTTGGCATCTGCGAGAAAGGCGTAGACGTCCGCAAGGCTGAAATCATCAGCCCGGAAGAAGACGTATGTACTCAGCGTCAGCGTGATGTTTTCCCAGACGTCATCCGGAGACGCGCTGTCCATGTCGATGCCGGTTGCCCATGATGTCACGCGCTGCTGTGCCATCGGCGGGACCGGCGGCGTATCAACGTACAGGCCGACTGTCGCGGACGATACGCCGTTGATACGGAAATAGTCGATTGATGTCAGGTCTGCCATGCTGTACCTCCTGTTCCGCGCATCTGAGAAATCTGGTACTTCCGCAGCGCACTGTCAATCTGCTCAATTACGACGCGCCCTGCATCTTCTCCGCCGCTGACGTAGATGTCACCGAACTGTACCGTAATGCCACCGGCCATACGGCTGCCGAGCTTGTCGGCAAACATATCCATCCAGCCGGTGTTGTTCTCGATCGGAAGCAGCGCCTCGATGCCGTTTTCTCCGACTTCCACATTATGCAGCCGCGTCGGACGCGGCGCGACAAAGCCGGTGGCGTAGCCCTGCGCCTTGATATACTGGTCAATCGCTGCTTGCGGTGTGCCGCGTTCACGCAGCATTTTGACAGCCGCTTCTGTATCAGCATCCATGCCGTAATCGCCAAGACTGGTATACTCACCTGTATCAAGTCCGGGCATTCCTGCATCGATCCACGCCGGGAACGCAAGATTTGTATCAGCTTTGTTATATGCTTCTTTCAGGGTATTGCTGTATTGACCGGTTTCGCCTAAATAGTAATCCGGATTGATCAGGCTCATGAGTGCATCATTGAGCATATCATAAAGCATGGTAGCCAGCGCTGCTGCCACCTCAAACGCAAACGGCACAAGGATTTTCACGTTATCCACCATAAACTGCCCAAGTGTTTTAAGGATTTCTTTTGCAGAGTCGTAAAGTTTCTGGCGATTCTCCTGACTGGACATATAATCAGTGATTTTCTGCATTAACGTGCCAACAGCCCCAACAAGACCACCCTTCCCGTCATGATCTTCTCCGAGCAGGAAATCCTCGATGCTCTGCGCAAAATTGCCGATAACAATTGGAGCATTCTCAATGAATTTATCAATCGACTCCTGCGACAGCATCCCATCAATCAGACCGCCGATGACCTCAAAGCCCGCCTTCATGATCTTGCCTTTGGCTTCCGGGTCAGTGAGTTTGACGATGAAATCGCCGATTGCCTGCGGTGCTGCTTCGCCGAACTGCTTTGCCATTTCCGGCGCCTGCTCCAGCACATTGTCGATCATCTTTTTCACGGGTTCGAGATCCCATTGAATGGCTTTGATCGTCTGCCCCAGACCGTTCGCCTGAAAAATCTGGAAATAATCTTTCAGGTTTCCGAGCCATTTCGAGCCCTCCTGAACAGCGTCGCGCAGATACGGCGTGATCTGATCGGAAACCGTGATTTTGAGCCCGTCAAGCGCGGACTTGAACTTCGTGATGTCGCCGGCGAGGTTGTTTTCCTGCTCCTCTGCCATCATCGCAGCGGCATCTTTCGCATTCAGGATAGATTCACCGATATGATCCCAGTCCTCGCCGACAGCAGCAAGCAGCGCTTCTGCGGATGCGGTGTCGCGGGTGTTGAAAATCTTGCCGATGGCTTGCAGCTTTTTCTCCTGCGTCAGATTTCCGAGCGCACCGGAGAGGTCGCCGAACACATCATGCAGGCTGCGCATTTTGCCCTCTGCGTCATAAATGCTGATGCCGAGCTCGTCAAAGGCTTCCGCAGATTCAGAGCCGGTCAGCTTCAGCAGCATGTTTCTCATGTGCGTGCCTGCTTCGCTGCCCTTGATGCCTGCGTTTGCCATTGCTGTGAGGGCAATTTCCAGCTCCTGAATGCCGTCAACCTCTGCTTTTGTGCCGTCTGAGAGCGTTACTAAGCCGCCGTTCAGCTCCTGCGCCAGACCGCCGACCGTGAGGAAAGCATCGCCGAGCTGTGAAACGCTGGTGTTTCCGGTCGATGCAGCCTTTGCCATTTCGTCAACAAGCTGCGAAGTGCGTTCCAGCGAGAGACCGAATGCGGTCTGTGTATCGGTCACCATGTCAGATGCACGCGCAAGCTCGATGTTTCCGGCAGATGCAAGGTTCAGGACGTTTGGCAGCATCGACATGGATGTTTCTGCATTGTAGCCGGCAAGCGCCATGAAGTTGAGTGCCTCGGCTGCTTCGGTCGCGGAGTATTTCGTGTTTGCTCCCATCTCCTGCGCGAAGTCACGGAGCTCGCCGATCTCGCTCACCGTCGTGCCCATCGTAGCCGCAACCTGAGACATAGCCTTGTCGAAGTCCATGCCCGTGCTGATCGAATCCTGCACGAATCCGGCTGCCATTTTACCGGCAGTTTTCAGAGAATCGCCGACAAACTGCGTTGCACTGCCGATAATGCTTTTCAGCTTGTCACCGAAGCCGTCAGCCATACCGCGCGCACTGCTGAGAGCGGATTCATAGCCCTTTGTATCGAGTGAGATTTTTGCGAACAAATCAAATACGTTCATGTGCCGCCCTCCTTTTCCAGTATCGCAGCAAGCCCCGCGATGATGCTGTCAGAAACCTCCGCTGTCGTGCGCGTATCCGGCGCTTCCTGCGGCGCATCGTCGCGCAGCAGATCATACAGGCGGTGCTTCATCGCGCCCCGTGTGAGCACTCTCAGGCACTCTCCGACGTATCCCCAGCAGATGCGCTCCCGCTCGTCTCTGGCGTGCTGCTCTGCGATGCTGTCTCCGATGTATCCGTCACCGTAGCACTCAGCCGCAGCAGGATCAACATGCGCAAGATACCGTCCGTACCGTCGCCCGCCGAGCGCTCCAGACTGATAAAAAAATCCATGACGCGCTCCGAGTGCAGGCACTCCATGATGATGCTGAGTGCATCCTGCGGTGCCAGTTCTTCCGCTTCGTCCATGCTCATACATCCGAGCATAGAGACGATTTCAACGGTTTCCGCCGCGTGCAGCAGCAGCATTTCCCGGAGCATATTCTCCATGTACTTTGCCTTGATCGCCTTCTGCTCTTCCTCGCTGGCTCCGTTGTAATTCTGTCCGAGCGCTGCAAGCATATCATCCACACCGATGAGCTTGTAATAGCGGTGGAAGGCTTCCCGCAGCCGGTAAGCCGCGGGAAGGAACTCGGAGAGCTTGCAGTTTGCAAGTGTCTTCATTCCACTGCCTCCTTATGTGTGAGCCGTAACCGTCGCGCTGCCGGCTGCGATCGCACCGTTCTGGTTGACGGCAACAATCGTGATCTTCTTGTCGGTCGCTGCGGTGATATCGGATGTGCCGTCCCACTCCGTCCAGGTATAGTCCGGCATCTCGCGGTAACCGATTGTCGGAGCGGTCGTGCCTACCTTGTAGACCCAATGCGCGCCGGTCGGCAGCGTGTATCCGGAAACAGTGATTTTGGTGTCTCCGGATGCCGTTCCTGCTGCCGATGCAACAGTTACCTCAGCCAGACCGCCATCAGGCGTGAGCCGGTACAGGTTGATCGGCTGGATGGTGCTGTCTGCAAGCGACTTGTAGCCGGTCATGGTGCAGCTCAGTCCGCCGACAGCCGCCTTACTGGTCGAGATGCTCAGACCGCCGGTCGAGAACGCCTTAGGCAGCTCAGCAATCACAAAACCGCCGTCGAGAATCGGCAGGATCAGCGCGACGTTCTGGAAGTCGTCGTCCTCGATTGCGAATTTGACGGTGATGAGATCGTCATCCACATCTGCAGCGCCGAGCGCAAGTGCAAGATCCTCGGCACTCATCGACGCCAGAGTGAATGTCACGGATGCCGTGACCTTTGTGGTGACCAGTCCTTCCATATAGTCAAAATGGACGCCGTTCAGATCGGAGAGGACATTCACCGTGTCGCGCTGAACATTTACGCCGAAGCTGTCCTTTGTGACGCGGGAAATCTGCCCCTCAAGAATAGACTGCCGGAAGTCCTCGATATTGAAGTTTTTGACGAAAACGCCGGTGTCAAACTGAATGTCGTCGATCTGATCAACAGTCAGCGTTTCGATCTTCGTCAGGTCAATCGCCATGATAAAACCTCCTTTAATTCGTGATAAAAGTCAGATAGAGATTCAGATATGCCCGCTTATAGATGCCGTCGGCATAATCCTGCATAAACGGGCTGCCTTTGGTGACGACGATATAGCCGTCATCACAGACAAGCCGCTTGAATCTGCCGATAGATGCGGCGATTTCGGCGGCTTTTTCATGCACAAACTGCCAGCTTTCTGAGCAATCCCAGACTTCTGCCGTTATGGCAACAGGAGCGCCCCGAAAATCATCTGTTGCGCACTGATATGTGATATACGGCGGGCGGTTTTCTTCCGTCTGTGCATCGTCCGTATAGTCCGGGACACTGTGTTCTTCGTATGCGGGAATGCCGAAACCGGAAAAGAACGCATAGATCGCCTCAGCTTTGGTCATCGGCTTCACCTTCTTCCGGTTCCGGCGGGATGATCTCACCGGCAAGACGCCACTGCTCTGCTGCAAACATCCGCAGATCGAGGCGGGAGCTTTTCGGTGTCATTGCATCTGCACCGTCGCCGGTAATGCGGAAAACGCGGCCGTCCTTCACGCGCCGCACAACTGCATGAAACGGCAGCAGCGTACCGCGTTTTGTGAATATCGTATATGTCGGCTCGGCGAGCTCCATGTTCGCGTGCTGCGCTGTTGTGTCCTTTGCGTGTGCGTGTGCAGTCTGCCCGATTACCGCGCAGCCATCGAATGTGCCGGAGACTGACCATGCTGCATGTCTGCCGCCCTGATTGTCGTCGGTGCGGGACGCAGTGAGGCGCTCAAACGGTTCAAGTTTCAGGATCATCGTTTCAGCGCTCCCTTCATGATCTTCTGGTACTCCGATGTGTGGCGCGCCGCTGCGTGGTGAAGGAAGTGCAGCGGCTTGACACCGTATTTCTCGCCGGCGTGCGGCTGAGTATAGTGACCTGTGCCGAGCTCGTGGAATGCAGCGTGCTCATTGTCAGTGCCGACGTATACGCCGTCTCCGCGAACCTCAGCGCGGATGGAATCGCGCATCTCGCCGGTATCCACACGCTTTGCATGGTCGATCTCATCCTGCGCGTGTTTGACTGCTTTTGCGCCGATTTCCCGCAGGCCGTCCATGCACTGCGCCTTCAGGGCTGCGATCACCGCAGCAGAATTGTCCTTGACTGTAATATTCACGGCGGTTCGCCTCCCATCACGCCGTAGAGATCAGCCCAGCCAACTTTCTGCCTCGCAATGCCGAGCTGCTGCATTTCGGATTTTTTGTAGTAGAGCATCTGCCCGGCGTTCAGATATGTGTAGTTATACTGATACGGTCCCAGAGATTCACTGGAAGACTGGACGGCAGCACTTTCTTCGGCGGCATCCAGCGCGCGGCATACAGCCTGTACAACGACCATTTTGACCGCAAGCGCAAAGTCTTCACCGGTCTCGGGGTCTGCGATCATAGTGTCAATGCTGACGCCGTAGCTGTTTGCTTCCAGCCGGAGCATGGCGGAAGCCTGCGTGAGCAGAACTCCCGCCGCCTGTTCCTGCTGCGTGGAAAGTGTGCGCCCGATCGCGGTGATATCACTGACCGAAGCGTACACAGCGCCCATCACATCACCTCATCAGGTGCCGATGTCGGAAGCCGTCACGGTGACATACGCGACCGCCTTGACCTTGCTGCTGCTGAGGTTGACGATCTCGATGATATCGCCCTCAGAAACGGAAATCTTGGTCGTGCCGGAGGTCAGAGACGTACCGTCATACGCACTGGACGTCTCATCGTAGGTCGCACGGCTGGACGGATTGAGCTTGTATGCGTAGGTCGTGCCGGTGTTGCCTGCGGTGACCGTTGCGATGGTCTTGCCCTCATCGGATGCAGTGAGCGTGACGGTCAGGCTGCCGGGTGCGAATACGGAACGGATTGCCAGCGAGCGCAGAACCTTGTGACCGTAGATGCGGCGGCCCTGCACGGCGCAGGCACCGATGTACTTGCCGGATTCGTTGAGGTCCTGCACCTTGATGCCGGTCTGCCACTCATGCACACGGGTTGCAAAGCGCGGGTGACCTGCGATCATGGCAAGGTTTGCGGTGCTGTCGTTCCACTCCTTGACGAGGAAGCCGGCAATCTTGCCGAGAATGCCGCGCTGCTTGACTGCATCGCCGAGGTCGGAAGCGGAAATGAACTCCGGAGACTTCAGGATGAGTGCGAAGGTGTCCGGCGTAACAAGCAGATAGCGCTTGCCGTCGTCCGGCACCTTTGCCTTGCTCATTGCGGTGCGGATGTCCACGATCGTGCTGTAGATGTTGGTGTTGGTCAGGGTTTCGACGTTGACGACCGTTGCACCGGCAAGCAGTGCGGTCGCACCGTCGGTGTCGATCTGTGCCGCGAGGGAGTAGCCTGCGGAATCCAGGCGGTCTGCAACGAGGTTGTCAGGGACGGATGCAGCATCATAGCCGTCGATGATCTCATTGACAGCCTTGTCCTTGTCAATCACAAGCGTGGTATAGGACGTGCTGCCGGTCGTGGCGGAAATGCCGTTTGCCTTGTCGTAATCGGATACGGTGACCTCAGTGTCGCGCACGGGGATCTTCACGGCGCCTGCCTTCGGGTCGCCTTCGTAGTCGTTGTTGAAGACGAAGCCGTCCGCAAGCACCAGCTCGGAACGCATCTTTGCGAGAACAAGGTCAGAATAACGTACCTGTGCTTCATGTGCCATAATTCATAGCTCCTTTCACTTTTTCAGGTCGGGGTTTTTCGCGTAGAACGCCTGCTCTACGCCGGAAAGCCCTTCCGAGCGCTCAGAAGAAAAACGATGCTGCTGCGTTCCTGCCTTCGCAAACTGTGCGAGCAGTTCCGCATCCTTGCGCAGTTCTTCTTCCGTGCTGCCGGTCAGGCGGTCAGCCAAAGCCGCAGGGAGACCGGTTTCCAGTGCGATTTTCATTTTTGCCGAGCTGATCTCGTTTGCACTGATCTTCGCGGTCAGGTCAGCGATCTGTGTTTCGCTAGCCTTCAGCTTTTCGGTGAGTGCTGCAATCTCGTCTGCGGATTTCTTTGCGTCATCCGGCGAGATGTAGCCCTCGTACTTCTTGGTGATCTCAGCGGTCACGCTGTCGGTCACGCTCTTAGTGTTGCGGTCGAGGCGCGCCTTGATAATGGCATCAAGCGCCTCCTGCGATTCGATTGCCTTGAATTCTTCAGACATGATAAAACTCCTATCTTTCCGTGTAGTTACGTTTAGTATGTGACAGTCTGCGCATCCTGCTCATCAGGAGCATTTGCGCACTGCCATACAGCCAGCGCAGCAGCTTCCAGCAAAGAGATATCCGCACCTTTCAGCACGGAAGTATACCCGAATCCGCCGTTGCTGCCGATAGAACGGTGTTCGCAGTTCTCGGCAGCCTGCCGGAGTGCCGGCTGATTCATGTGGCATAGATTGCTGGAAAAGAGATGCTTTTCAAACAACGCATTTGCCTCCGCGATTTGTGACACCTTCGGGAGCACGGCTTCGCATTCCGTTTCTGCATCCTGCATTTCTGCCGCGAGCAAGCTCTGATTGCCCGCACCGTCGATTACGGCGGCTTCTGCATGGGGATTCCGGAGAAATGCGATGATCCACTCGCTGCCGTCCCTGATGGGTCGGCAGTCGAGCGCTTCCACAAAGATCTTCTCATCAGCGGTGCGCACGGCGACTGCAAGTGATACATTGCCGGTTTTCCCGTACTTCACGCCGAAGAACAGGCGCGGTGTTTCCGGAAGCTCCGGCGGCGTGTGCAGTTCGCAGTGTGTCCAGTCCTTGTGCGTGATGGCGGATTCCTGCGCATATTTGAGCCACAGCCCCAGACGCTGGATGTTGTCATCTACCTGATCGTCGCCGAGTTCATCACGGATTTTCCGTTCCGTCAGTATCGTGCCGAGGGAAGGATTCGTCAGATACCACAGCTCAGGGTCATGCGCGTCAGTCAGGTTCGGGACGCTCCATTCTGCCCAGAACGCATCCTCCTTTTTGCCTGTGAGGACTGCCTTGCGGAAGTTCAGGAAGACCGTGCCGGAGCTGACAGCCGTCGGCGGCGTGCCGCACATGAGGGTCTGCGGATTCTTGCTGTCCGTGACGACATATTTCAGCGCAGATTCCTGGTCTGTTGTGTATTCCTGCGCCTCGTCGATAATCAGGGTGTCATAGCCTTCGCCAAGTCCGCCGGTACCGGTGCGCGTCCGGAAGTTTACAACAGCTTCCGAGCCGTCGCGCAGCCATTCGATGCTTCGTCTGCCGGCAGATTTGTACGACTTGAAATCCTCATCCTCTTTGTAGCCGATCTTTGCGAGAAGCTTGGTCACCTTTTCCCAGATGCTGGCAGATGTCGATTCACGGTGCGCCGTGTAAAGGCATCGCCGGTCATTGAGAAGATCCCAGAGCACACGCATGATGAGTATTTCAGATTTACCGTTTCGGCGCGGGATAGACCAGCCCGCTTTCATGTGGATCCACAGCCTGTCATCATTGACAGCCATGATGTCCTCAACCATAAGCGACTGCCATTCCTGTGATGTGCGCCCGGAACGGTTATAGATTTCAACTGCCTCAGCACCGAGCGATTCGGTGTAAGACAGCACGACGGAAACTGTAGGAGTTTGTTTGCCTAAGCGCTGATCGCTCATGCAAAGCTCCTTTCTACACAGTTTTCCAGTCGAAGGTCAGCGGGAGTGCGCGGTTTGATACAAGTTCGATGCCGGTGGAGACCTCGCGGGTCGGGGTGAGCTTGTCGGATTTCTGCCGGTTGCAGGTCATGTGTGCAAGCTGCATATTTGCGAGGTCGGAAGGGTGCCCGCCTTTTGCGACGGGGATGATGTGGTCAATACAGGCAGAGAGCGGATGCGGCCATTTCAGCCGGAAATCGACCTCTTTTCCGCAGATGCCGCACACTGTCTGTGTGGCGTAGATTTTCTTCTTGTTGGATTCAAACTGCGCCCGCTGCGGGCCGTTGTGGTCGGGGCGGGTGTTCGCTTTGGGTCTGTCTCTTGGCATGGTGTTCTCCTTTCATGGCATGAAAAAAGCACCCGTTTCCGAGTGCTCAGGTGTATTCAGTTCAGGTTACAGCTCGATGCCGTGCAGCTCTGCACGCAGTTCGAGGATGTGCAGGTATTCGCCCATAATATGCTGCTGTTGCTTTGTCAGCTCATCATGGTACTGCTGCTTTCTACGCTCGGCAGCATCCGCATCCGAGGTGCAAGGCGTATGATATGCAAGTTCACTTGCTACCGTTCGCTTGTTGTTCCATGCTTTCAGCTTCTCATAGCGCTCCTTAGTCTGCGCATACTCAGCTTTCAGCCGTTCTTTCCAGTCATCCATGTGATAAACTCCTTTCGGTTTTCGGGCATGAGAAAACCCGCTCATTTCTGGGCGGGTTCTTTAAATTCATCATCTTCGCAGACTTCCTTCAAGTCTGCCCAGCTTTGCAATTTGTCGCTTTTTTCCTTCTCTTTCGCGAGTAGCCGTTCGCGTTCACTCTTCGGAAGTCCGGAATCAATATAATGTCCTTTTTGCGTCATGCTCGCTCACTCCATTCTATGCCATAATCTTTTGCAAATTCCTGTAAGGTTTGCTCAATTGCTTCTACTTCATTATAACCTTTTCCGCGGTAATTGTCAACTACTTTCGCGAAATAATTTGACGTAAACGGACGGCTACCTGCTCTGTATGTAAATACGCGCCCATCATGCGTAGCTACGACGCCCAATTTATAACGATGATAACCGTTTGAAACAAGATCGTCACCTGTAGGCGGATTATTTGTAGGATGATTATGAATGGAAATAAGCGTGTCCGGAGGATTTAATGCTATTGCATTTCGTAAACTTGCATTATAATCCACACCAAATTCAGACGATGACTTTGACTGCCGTCCTGCAATTTTACCAGTCCGGCTATCAATCAGTGTCATATCTTCCTTATATGTTCCGTTTCTATGCGTAAGCTGCGCTACTGCTTGTCTGTATATTTGCTGATCGACAGCCGGAACTCCTGTGATTCCAATAAACTTTGATTTATACTCTCTGGTTTTCAGATATTCAAGTCTAACAGTATTTTCTTCTGTTTTACTCATGTGCTTTCCTGAAATGCCTTTTTCTGCCTGTAAAGCCTGTGCCTGCTCATGTGTCAGTACAGTGAGCCGGTTCCGCTCCTGAATCGCCGCAGCCTGCTCCTTTGTCAGCTTGACAAGCGGTTCCGCGCCGGCACCGGGTGCAACCTTCTCCCACTTCTTCGAGGTGCCGCGCAGCAGGTGCCGCCCGCCCTTTTTGGCATCGTACTGGATGGAGCACTTGCAGTTGTCATGCCTGCCCCAGATTCCTGCGGGCGCGCTGTCCAGCGTGTACTTGCCGGAGACATCCGCACACCAGTCGCAGCATTTCGCGCTGCCGTCCCGGATGATGTAGCTTGTCATGCCGGCACGGTCGCGGAACTGTGCATTGACCATCATGCAGTTATCATGCTGCGAGCGGATGAAGTTTTCCGTCGCAGATTCGGCGCGGCGCTGAATCGTGCTGTCCGGAACGGTTCGGTCTTCCAGCGAATGCCCGATCTTGCGGGCACGCTTCTCATCGAAGGCAGGTGTCTGCGGTCGGATGCGGATGCCCGCTTTTGCATCAAGCAGCGCCTGTACAGCGCTGTAGATACCGCAGATATCAGCGTGCCTGTCTTTGGTTGCGCTCACATAGGAGGCTTCTCTGTCCGTCAGGGCGAGCACATTGCGCCGCATGAGCTGAGCAGTGAGCTCCGCTTCGATGGCTGCATAAAGTTCGCTGTCTGCGAAATCTGCATTGCCCTCCCGGATGCGCTTCCGGATTGCCTCCAAGCGCTTGTCCTGCCCGATCGCGTCCTTGATCAGAGCAGCGAGCTCCTCGCCTGTCATGGTGTATCACCTTGCAGACCGGTCATCGCCCGAACACCGTCCGCACCGATGAAGTCCGGCACCGCCTGATTGATCTTGTAGATCGCGTCGCCGATCGCGCCGAGCGCTGCACCGTCGGGCTCGAAAATCGGCATCCACTGCGGCTTCACATCGCGGAAGATGCCCCGCTCGTATGTCTGGTCATCACGCAGGCACGCAGCGAGATACCCGGCATTCAGGAAGCCGGTTCCAAAGCTGCGCTGCGCCTTGCGGGCTGTCAGCCGGAGCGCTTCGTGTGATGCCCTGATCGCGTCATAGCTCGCCGGGTTGTCAGTCGTAAAGCCGAGGTCATCCAGCGTCAGACCGGTCTCACCCGCGAACATGGAAGCAAGCATTTTCATGTGCTCCATGTGCGGTGCCATGCTCTGCTGTTCAAACTGTCCGAGCGTCGGCTTCTCCGCGTTTCCGTCTGTGGTGATCTTCAGGAAAGACGACAGCGATGCGAGCCGGTTGTCAAACTGCGTTTTCTGCGAGAGCCCGACAATGTACTTCTGCGGGACGGAGTAAAATTCCGCACCGACCTCCGAACGCAGCAGCGTGCGCATTGCCGTCTGCACGATGTCCATGCAGGCGCGCGAGATGCGCGAATGTCCGAACGGCCGCATTGCATCCGGGCGGTAGATCACCGGCACAAGCAGCGGCGCATTCGCCGGGTGCAGCACCGTGTCATCGAGATCGCCGGAAACGTAGTATTCCGTGCGGTCTGGCAGGAAGTACGCCTCACGCAGCGGGCAGCCGGTGTCTGCGTCGATTTCCAGCACGGCATACCCTTCCGTCAGCAGATTGGTCGTCGTGTCGATGATGCCGGTTGCGCTGGTGCCGTCGATGCACTCAATCACCGGGTAATCGCCGTCACCGTAGCTGATGTGCAGGAAGCAGCAGGAAGAAATCATCGCAGAAAGCACCGCCGAATCAAAGAGGATGTCGGCATTGTTCATGCTGTAGATTTGGCTGAGGTAAAAATCGTCATGCTTGAAGCCGTCGAAGATCAGGCGGTCAGCGAGCGAATCCACAGCCTTTGCGCACCATCCCATGGAATAGGTCAGTGTCAGGAATTCCGCCGGAATCATCGCCTTGATCTTCTTCATCTGGTTCTTCATCTCGTAATACCGATACCGCAGCAGCGCCCTGTCACGCTTTGCGCTGAGCTTTCCGCGCAGGTAATCCAGTCCGTATTGTTTAATAACTCTCACCCTTTCCGCACTCTTGCGTTCCTCGCTCTTGTTATTGCACCGTGAATTGCTGCACGCTTCGATGCCCCGTTGTAGAGCATATTATAGCTTCTGTCGCACCATTCCAGATTATTAACTGCGTTATTATGACGGTTTTCATCTTTGTGATTGACAATCTCATACCCGTTCGGGTTCGGAATAAAAGCCGCTGCAACCAGTCTGTGCGCATATTCTGTAATCGTCTTGCCGGCATGCCGAAACCGGATTACATAATATCCACACTTATGAGCCACCGGCTTTACGATATGATGATTATTGATTCTGCGAACAGTTCCTGTTTCGCTGACTTCATATTCTGTCGGCTCATTCTTCCACATAATCTGCCGCCACTGCTGCGCATCTCCGCTTTCGTACTGTTCAGGGAAAGCGTTGAGCATCAGCTCATCAAGCTGAAAGGTTCTTTGCCGCTTGTCTGAGCGCAGCCTGAAATATACCCTTGATGAATGGCAGGTCTCAGCCTTGATATAACAGCGTTTCTTAATATTGAACACATCTCCAGACTGCGATATGATATAACTACGGTCAATGCCGGCAACCTGTACAGGCTTCCATTGAATCCCAGTGCGCTCTGTCATCTCTATTGCTACGTATTCAATCCGATCCATCCATCTCACCTTCTTGTCATACTCAAATTCTCCCATTTCAGAGAGCGAAAACGAGCAATGAGGGCGGGTAGTCCGGAGCCATATCCGGAAGGGGTACCCTCCCCCCATAACGCAAAGCGCCCGGCAGGAGAAGTACCGGACGCTTTTTTAAGCTGACAGGGCAGGAAAAGAGACGGCGCGCCGCCCGGAAAAGCTGTATTGCCCTGTCGCTTTTTCACAATTACAGTATAGCACAGATCAAGTGGGAACTTCAATGCACTCTTTCACAGCCTGCAATGCTCTGCCATGCATCTTTGTCACGCCTCGATAGCTGTAATTCATATCCACAGCAACTTGTTCCCACGTCTTACCGTTGATGTAGCGCTCATACAGCAGCGTGCGATATGGCTCCTGCATCCGGTTGATCGTGCATGCGATCTCGGTTTCCAGGTTGCACAGCTTTGAGACTTCGGCGGAAACCTGCCGCTCTGTATCCACAAGATTTGCAACTGCTGCATCCAGATCAACGCGGTGGCCGTCCTCGGTGCGCAGGTTCTCGGCGATTGCCCGAAGCTCGGCAAGGTGATCACTGATTGCTCTGGTGCGGCGCATTGCCGCGCTGTACTGCTGCAAGTATTCCTTCGGCGTCATTCGCTTCGCACCTCGCTTCCGAGCCACTGCAACTTCCCTTCGGTGCAGTTTAGATTATCGCATTTCGGTTCTGCAAGATACGCGCAGCATTTACAGCCGAGGAATCTGGTCAGCTCATTGTCGGTAGATGCGCGGATGCGGTCACCGTTGGTCAGCGGCTTATCGGCGGTAAACCGCTGCATCTCGTTCTGCCCCTCGCAGCTCAGGCAGATGTGCCGGCCTTCCGGGATAATGCGACCGCAGACCATGCAGGTGCCGTCCGGCATTTCGATCACCTTCTCTTTCTCTCACAGCAGAAACAGTTTATCGCGATTGTTTTCTTTCGTGGTGTAATGCTTGCATTTGTCAGCCGACTGGCGTCGGACATCTTGTCCGACTTGATGGTGTCCTCTATCATCGTCATAGGAATAACGGCATGAGCACATGAAGCCATACAGGCCGCAACAGTTTTTGAAGTCCTTACAATCTTTTCTCTCCGACATCTTAATCGCGCTCCTTTCTGAGCCATTCGAGCACGCCGTTTTCACAGCTCGCGTCTTTGCACGCTTCATAGGCGCAGAAGCAGCAGACGCTCTCGTGATCCGTGAGAAAATCCGCAAGCTTCTCATCGGTCATGCTGCGGATCCTGTCGCCGTTCGTGACCGGATCCGCTGCCATACGGCATATCTCGACGAAGTCTTTCTGAGATTTTTCCTTGATCTCTGCCCAGATCAGCTCATTTTCGAGCTCGTGCGAGTATACCGGCCGGCCAAAAAGTTCTTCGAGGTAATCGTAAAAGATTTCGATTTCCTCACCTTTCAACATCGTTACCCCGGTAAAAGCCATGACCACAGCGCATTCACGTTTCGTCATTCTGTTGCGCCTCCTTCGGGTTGTAGGCATCAGGCAGCGGCATCCAGGCGACGACATTTTCCATGCTCGCTGAATAAAGATTATTGATAAGCCACTTGTCGCCAAGGAAGCGCCCGATCTTCCGGAAGTATCCGCCGAGCTCCGGCTTTCGCAGTGTTACGAGCACCTCCGCATTGATTTCAGGGAGCTTCTCGCTGCACGGAGTCCAACAGTTGATTGCGGGAGCATCGCGAATCATATCAGCGATCTCATACAGCATCAAGGTGCTGTATGAGTGATACTGCTGTTCTGCGTCCCTGTTTCCGTACTTCACAGCATCTTCGAGCCCGTAATTTTTAAGCAGCTCGCTGCGGCTAATCCAATCTTCCATGCTTAGTACCTCCCTGAGCAAATCATATCTTCGGCGAGCTCGACCATTTCGAGCCCCGGAGGCGCACCGTGCATAAACGTCTCGCCCCATGCACGGTGAGTGATTTTCAGCAAATCAACGATTGTTTTCACAGCTTTTACGTCCGGCATCTTGTGCGCCTCCCCTCAGCGAGCATCATCTCGCAGTAGCTCGCATACTCCGTGGCGGAGTCATATCTTACTGCGTTTCCGACGGTGCCGACCGCGTACAGGTCTCCGGAGTCGTCTGCCGCTACCAAATACTCGCCGCCGCGGCCGTACACATCATCATCGGAGTCGAGGAAGGCAGTGCAGAAAGAGAACTCGACGGTCGAACCGTCCGGATTGTAGTTTTTGCCCCGGTAAACCGTTACGGGCGTGTCATAGATCGTCATGCTTAAAACCTCCCATCGTAAATCATGTCCCACGCGATGGAGACCATCCAAACTGCTGTTTCCGTCCGAGGAATCGTCATGATGACGGCGCGAAAGTAATCACGAATCGTTTTCATTCTGTCCCTCCTGCCTTACCATTCGACTTTTTTCTTATGGCCTCGGTCTAGATCGGCTATCACATAGTTGCAAATATTTCCCTCATCCTTGATCTGCTCAAATGTTTTCATGTTTTGATCCTCCTTAGTCGCGGCCGCTGTGCGATTTCTTGAAGACGAACAGCCGCAGATTCCGGCGGTACGCTGCGTGCTCGGAGTTGTGCGCGCTCTGGCGTTTCATCTCGTCGAGCTCAGCACGGTACTGCTTATACTTTTCGCATGTGGCGTGGCAGCTCATAGCACGCTGCACACACCCCTGACACGGTGACTGGATCTTCATACGATTCTCACCCCGTAGTTCTGGATATCGGATAAGGCGGCGATCAGGATCGTGTTGTCTTTGAGTAGCTCGGCTTGCGCGATAAGCTCACCGCGCTCTGACTTCCGGATGATCACGGCGTTCAGGGTAAACGCGCCGCAGATCATCAGTTTCTCATTGCGGTAGTACACAAGATTCCCGATCGCAGCCTTGCTTTCGGCGAGTGTCATGGCTGCGCTCCCGCTGAGCGGTTGCAAAATAGCTGCGTCATATACTTGCTGCCGTCAGTCAGGCAGTCCATGCAGTATGCCGCGTTAAACTTTCCGAGGAAAATTTTGCCGCATTTCTTGCAGACGATATCGCGCGGCGGAACTGGTTTGTAGTGCGCCCGGTAGTGCTGCTTACGCATCCTTTCCCATGCGATATCTCTGCACTTTGGTGAGCAGTACTTCGATGCGCCGTTCCTCTGATCGACGTTGAACGGCTTGCCGCAAAGGTTGCAGAATTTCTTTTTCACGATTCATCCGCCTCCCCGTATACGATGCTTTCGAGTTCGTGATTTCTTTCCCGCTGCCGTGTGAGCTCAGCGCGGAGCAATTCGATTTCTCGCTGTTGTGATGTACACAGTTCCCGCGCCAGGGCGTTTGCTTCCCGGCGCTTCCGGCGGAGCTCCCGCATGCGGTTGTTTTCCTTCATACGGCGCGCGACCTTCTTGCAGGCGGGGCAGTATTTCGTCCGGATGTAGCTGTACCAGTCCTCGATCTGGATCACTCCCCCGCACATCTCACATCGCTTGTCCATCACCACTCCCCTCTCCGAAAACTGTCGTTTTGCGCACCGTTATGCGCATGGCGTACTGAATAAGAAAGCACTTGACATTCCTGTGCGAGTCTGGCTCTCATGTCATACGATTCGCGCTTCGCGATCGCTGCCAGACACTCAGTCGCGGTGTTTGAGCCATCGCACATCACATCATGCTTGTAGACGGTGCCGTCTCTCGACAGCCACTCGATATGCACCGCGAGGATCCATTCTGGGCAGCATTCGACAAGATCGTTTTGCAGGGTCTCCATCGCCGCCACCCCGTCAGAGATGCGCTGTGTCTCGGCGATCTTCTCACGAACGGTGAGGTGAGAGAATCTCGTGTTCGGCTCTGGCCATTCGGGCTCGTCCAGTTCGTCTTCTTCATCCTCCTGCTCGGCATCGCGGGCCCGGATGTCTGATACGATCCGCATACCGAGCGCAGCGTAAACGCCGACGATCAGGATGACGATCAGGCTACTTCCCATTTTTGCCACCTCCCCCGATCGACATGACAACCACGGCTACAATGCCGAAGATCGCGCCCATTGTGAAGCATGCGAACAGTTCCATGCTTGCACCTCCTTTTCACTTCCCCGGATAGATCACTCTTTCCGGGAGGTCGCGCCGTTGTGATAAAACGCGCTGACCGTATTTTCCCATGTGTTTTTCCAGACAGCCGTCACAGTACTTTCTCCCGGACGATCCGCCGAGCACGCCGATGCGCCTGCCGCATTTCTGGCATGTGTACTCGTGCAGCCGGTTCTGATTTCGCCGCCTTCGTGCCGCTTCACTCGCAGCTTGCATCTCGCTGTACCCTGCCTCGCGGCATTCTTCGCAGCAGTACCGGAGAGCAGGTGCATGTCCGGTAAAGGCTCTGCCGCATTGCTTGCAGTGCAGGTGATATGTTTTCTCCATGCTCCCCTCCTACCAGTTCACGGTTCTGGTGATCTCTGCCCGCTGCTGTTCCTCGGTCTGGCGGAGGTAGATCCGCGTGGTGTTGATGTCCGAGTGTCCGAGTGTATCAGCGAGCAGTGCGACGTTCGGATTCTGCTTCAAAAATTCAACAGCGTAGAAGTGCCGGAAGGCGTGCGGATGCACATGCTCCGGCGGGATGCCGTACCGCTCCGCGAACTGTCGCAGCATCTTTCCGACACCGCGTGCCGTGATCTGACGGCCGAAACGGTTGCGGCACAGTACGTCTCCGGGACGGAGTTTGTCCAGGAACGGCGCCAGCTCATCCGCCAGAGTGTCCGGGAGATAAATCCGGCGCACCTTGCCTTTTGTCTGCATGTCCACATAACCGCGGGAGATATCCTGCTTTGTGATCCGGATCACCTCGGATATTCTGCCGCCGGTCTTTGCAAGCAGCCGGACGATCACCGCGAAACGCTCGCAGCCGTCCTCCTCCAGACTGCCGATCAGATGCTCGACCTCACTGCGGGTGATGGCGTTCCGGATCAGCGTACACCGCTGCACTGCGACGCGCTTGATGTGGACGGACACCCCGGCAAAGGTGCAGTATTTCGAGATCGCTGTCAGTTTGAGGTTCACTGTCTGCGGCTTGTTGAATTTGAGCAGATGCTCCTTCCAACGCTTGATAGACTGTTAATCAGGTGGTTCACCGCCTGTATACTGTGAGTAATCATGTAAAAATCGCATGTAAAGTTGCTGCGTCCCTTCGGCGAGCTCATTTTCCCGCAGCCAGGCGGAAAAGCCGTCCATATCGAGCACAGCCCACACCCCCTCGCGCAAGTTCCGAAAATACGGATTTTCGGAACTTAATTTTTCTGTCAGACCTCCCGAAACTCAAAGTCTTTGCCGAAGTTTTTCCGGACGAGCTTGCGCTTGAGGATGTAAGCACTCGTGCGCACGCCCTTGGCATCTTCGATGATCCGCTTTCCGGTAGCTACTTCCGTGTACACAAAATCGGCGATGTAGTATGCAGGCCGCTCGATGCACTTGCCACGCCTGTGCTGTCCTTTTTTCGATCCGCGAGTGTACACCTCGTCCGATTCCTCGTACAGCGCCTCGATGATCAGAAATGGCACTTGCAGTTTCAGATCGGCGATCTCCCCGGCGCTCTCCAGCAGCTTCAGCTCCGAGTATCTGCGAGCCTCTTTTCTGCTGTCAAAGGTGATGCCGTCGATGGTCATTTTCACCGCCGCGTATTTGTTCGGGTTCTGGATCATGATGCAGCACCTCCCTGATACGGACTGAGCATTTGATTTATCACGGCCATGTCAAGACTGGAATCGCTATCATCGGGAGGCTTGGGAGACTTCTGCATGGACTCCCATTTTCGCACCACCGCCTTCCAGTCCACGATCTGACTGCCGTTAAGCTTCCAGCCGATCGCGGCGTGATAATCCACGAAGCGTTGTGCGTCGATGCTGTTCTTCCTGCTTTTACAGTACGCCCGGACTTCTTCGATGCTCGGAGCTTCAAAGCTGCTCCCAGAGTGAGAGCCCTCAGGAGAGTGTGCCTGCTGCGGCTCGTCCGCAGCACCAGCGTTATTATTACTATTACTCTCACTATTAGGATTAGGATTAGGATTATTATTATTATTACTATTGGTTACGTTCGTGCACGTTCGTGTACGTTCGTGCACGTTCGTGTCCGCCTGTTCTGCTTCGTGCACGTTCGTTTTGTTTTGCTCACGCTCTGCACGACGTTTTTTCTCACGTTCTTCGGCGATACGTCGGTTTGTCTCGCATCGTGCCTCGTACTTTTTGCCATCCCGGTCGATCTGTGCTGACATGAAGGAAAATGCCATTTTAAGCGCTGCATTGTCTGACGTGAGCTGCTCCCCGTCCTGAGCGTAAAGGAGCAGCGCCTTGATCAGCTTTCCTGCTTCGTCGTCTGTGAGCAGATTCCACTGAGGGATGGAGTCCAAGTGCAAAATGATTGAGTTTATCCCAGCCATCGAGCACACTCCCTTCGCTTTTATTTAATACGGCTGCTGTCCGTAAGGTTGAGGCTGCGGCGCATAAGGCTGCTGATACTGCGGCTGCCCATAAGGCTGCGGAGGCGGCGCCTGATAGCCCGGAGGCGGCGTCTGCTGCTGAGCTGCTCCGTAAGGTTGATACTGCTGCGGCGGCTGTCCATAGGGCTGCTGCTGTTGCTGCTGAGCTGCTCCGTCGCTCTTTGGAGATGCAAAGCTTGCAGAGTCGATGAGCACGTCCATGCTGTAGTGCTTGACACCGTTGTTGTCGGTGTAGTCGTTGTTGCGGAGCTGACCCTCTATGATGATCATGCTCCCCTTCGAGAAGTATTGGCAGATGAAGTCAGCGGTCTGTCTCCATCCAGTGCAATTTATGAAGTCAGTGTCCCGTGTGCCGTCTTCCTTCTTGGTCTTCCGATCAACCGCGAGCCGGATGTGGCAGCACGGAACTCCGCTGTTTGTCTGCTTCCGTTCCGGGTCGGCAGTCAGCCTGCCGACCAGAATCACCCTGTTTATCATCGTTTACCTCCTATCACAAGCCGAGCTTGTCGCAGGCCATGACGAAACCGATAGCCCACAGATATACGCGCGGCGAGATCATCGCGCCCGGCTCGTCGAGCACACCGTATGCAGCGTAGTCATCGCCGCCGAGGAGATCACTCACCAACTCGACGAGATGCTCAGTCGGGAAAAAGTCTTCGCCGTTATTTTTTATGCTATCTTCGATATCGCTGCACAAATCTTCGCGAAAGCGAAGATATTCTTCATGATCGGTGAAATGTTCATAGATTTCTTCGTCGTCATCGAACAGATTGTTGATGACGCAATCGAGAACTGTGTCCGTCTCGAAAACGAGCTTGTCCGATGAACACTGAAACTTTTTCATGAAATACGGCACATCCTTGACATAATTCTTCATGTCCGCGACAGTGACTGCGTGATTCCATGATGCAATGCAGTCGCCCAGATCTCCGTGGATGATCAGGCTGCCGAGCTTGCGATCGACGATGTAGCTCACGAAGTAGTCACTGCTTCCGGGCCGTCTCCAGTCGATAGCCGTAAACCTGTCGTTGCTCATAAGCAGATGTGCTTTGTGCTCGCTGAACCTTTCGTCTGCGACCTTCTTGTACTCATCCCACTCTGCGCTCATGACTTCGCCTCCTCTGTGCAGCAGTCGATTTCCTTCATGGCATCGCCAATCATTTTCTTGATTTCATATTTCAGCGGGCATCCCGGATTCTTCAGGAAGTACAGAGCGATGCGGTGCAGCGTATCCTTCGCAACCGTCATCAGTGCTTTGCACTCGCCGTATCCGTCTGCCCTTGCCTCAGTCCGATCTATCTCAGCTTCCAGCTCTGCGACCTCTGCACGATGCTCTGCTCTGAGCTGCTCCAGCGCAGCATCATCTGTCTGGACGGCGACCTCTACCGGCCGGCTCTCCAGCTCGGTGATGCGATCCTGTAACTGTGCGATATCAGCTTTGAGCGATGCCTCTTTTTCGCGGTAGTGTTCCGCCCTGGCTTCCTTTGCGTCAATGATGTGCTGCTTGCCTTCGATCGCAACCTCGGCGGATTTAAGCTTTGTCTTGGCGGCGTTCAGATCCTCAGCTTTTTGCTGTGCCTCATCATACCATCTTTGGGCGCGCGCCTCAGCATCCTGACGGGATTTTTCAGCACCATCAGCTTGATGCTTCAGTGCTTCGATCTGAGCTTTGAGCTCACGGACGGTTGTGCTCTCCATATCGACAGTCGCTGCGATCGCCTCGCGCTGTTCTTCGGTGACGGATGCCAGCAGCGCAAGCTTTGTGGTGCCGATCTGTTGCATTGATGCGACACTTTCCGGTGTCATGCCCTCGGCGATCGTGATGTATCTGTATGCCTGCGCGCGGGACATCCCAAGTCCATCGCCGCAGTATCCCTCGAAGTTTTCATATCCGAGTGCCTTGTAGTGCTTGCCGTCGCGCATCTCCTTGATGGCGTTGCAAAGGTCCCAGAGCGTTTCCGCTGCAAGCTGCGCATCAGATACGATGCGGTGATGCAGCGTCTGCGCAATGGTGAGAGGATCGACCTCCGCCGGAGCAGCTTGTATCAGCTCAGTTTCACCCGCTGCGGGAGCAGCTCCCGTCGGAGCAGCTTCGTCATCCTTGCGCACTCTCCAGATGCGTGTGTAGAGATTCCATGTTCGCATCCGGTCGGCATCATCGACATCCTCCGGTTCTTCCATGTCTTCAAAGTCGATGATCGTCGGCGAGTTCCCTCCGTTGTCGAGCAGCACGGTCGCGATCTCCGGACCGTCTTCCGCATCGCGGACATCCCGCACCTGGCAGAGGTACGCACGGTGACAGTCCGCAGCGGTCGCGCCCACAAAAGCATGATGCCATATCAGCAGCATACTGGTGGACGGTTCTTCCATGAGCTGCTCAAAGTTCAGCTCCTCGCCCCACGCTTCCGGGAAATCCGCATTATCAACGCAGTCTCCCAAGTTCCAGTTGTTCAAATCCATTACATCTAACCTCCTAGCATATCCAGTAAATATCATCCAGTGCATCACATGCCTTGTCGAGATCGTAGTACTTCCGGCTGTAGTTGATGCAGCCATCATCGCACCACGCTTCGTAGGCATCCTCGATGCTGCGCACCGTGTGGAGCGTGTCGAGGTTGTGATCCAGCACCACTTTCATGGCGGCATTGAGGTAGTCGTACCGCTGCCGCAGATCATAAAACGCCATCATGATGCCGACGCTGCGACCGATCGCGCTGAGCATCTCCGCTTTTGTAAGGCGCATGAGCCTCTTGCCGGATTCCGTCTGAGCGCGTTCCGATTCCCATGCGCACAGCGAGAAGTAATCCTGTTCAAAGCCGTCATAGCCGACGCACTGGAAGCGGTTGCCGATCAGAGCGACGGTGCAGTCATCGAACATCTCTCCGCCGGCATCATAGAGCTGATCTATCAGGCGCTCGCAGTCTGCGGAAAGGTCGGAGAACTCCATGCGATAGCCGAAGCCCTCGTCCTCATCTCCATCCATCACCGGATTTGTGATCTCCTCATCATCAAACGCCCAGCGCACATTATCGCATGCCTCGCTGATGTCTTGCAGCTCCGACATGATGGTGTCAAAGCCCATCGTGGAGAGTGCGGCTTTTTTGTAGCGGAGAGCCGCGGCTCTCTGTATGCGTTTTTCCTGATTATCCATTGACTTTTTCCTCTGGATATGCTATACTAGGCATATCCACATCCCTTGTTCATGCCGTGTCCGATGTAGCAGATCGGGCGCGGCACCTTTCATTTTCTGGCGTCGTTGCTCTGATTCGAGCAGAGCATAAACGTCAGGTTCCATTTATCTTTGCCAATCCGTTCGAGCAGCAGGTCAAGCAAGCCTTGCGTATTTTCGGATATCTTGCACAGCTTTGCAGCTTCCTCGACCGCTTTTTTGAAATCGTCGAGTGCATCGACCTGCGCCCGAAGATGCAGGACGCTGTCGAAGTGTCCCTCTGTGCTGTGGCTCCACTCGATGCCGCCCGCCGGCCGCTCCGTGATGTTGTGTGCGACCAGTGTCCAGCCAGTCTGCACATTGCACATGACGGCACTGCCATCACGGCGGATCTGCATGCAGCGGAAAACGCTGCTGCCGTTTATGTAGGTCTTGCCCTCCTCAACCGGTACCATTCTGCTTCGCCTCCCGGTCTTTTCGATAACCGTCCGTGCCGTGCTCAACGCCGCCGATCAGAGCGCAGATGATGATATGCTTCCGGCGCGAGATCGCTTCCTCGTTTTCGCTTGGGTTCAGCAATGTGCGAGTGACCTCGCTGACTACAGCGCCAAGCTCCGTGAGGATGTCTTCGATCGTGCCGCGCGCCTTGACTTCCAGTTTCTTTTCCTGACAGTTCATTTCACATTTCAGCATTTTTGTCCCTCCTTCCATCGTTTCAGATCTTCGAGCTCGGCAACCATCGCATCGAGCTCGCGCTGTTTCAAGGCGATGCTCGCGGCTGCGACCTCGATCTTTGCCTCAACCGCTTTGATGCGCTCCGTAACCGCCGCAAGGACGGAAGCCGGAACCGATGCGGCAGCGGCGCTCTGATCGCCCGTGATCTGATCACACGCAAGCGGTGCCTGCGTCAGGTCATCGGCTTTGTGCAGCTTCTCATGCTCAGATACC